ATTGATTTCCGCCTTGCCATCCGCTGCCGGAGACGAGCCCGGATTTACGTCTGCTGCTGCGGGTTTGGCAATCCGTTCCTCAAGTTCCTTAACACGAGCGGCCCACTCTTCGCGTTCTCGCTTGTTCTCCTCCAGCAATTGCAAAATGCGTGCATCGCCAGTGCGTTTCTTCTGCGGCTTACCCGGCTCCGTGACGGGTGCGGTTTCAACCTTGGTTTCATCCTCGGTTGCGGAAGGTTCTGCTGTGGAAACTGCCGAGGCTTCCTTTTTGGCCGGCGGTGTTTCAATCTTGGGTTCTGCCTTGGGCTTGATCGCAGGAAATTCCCCTGTGCGCTCCCAAGTCTCGTACTCAGCCTCAGTAGCATTGTTTAGGCGCTCCTGAAGGCTTACTTCTTGCTCAACCGGAGCCGACTCGGTTTCAGGTGTCACGGCGGGTACTTCGGTCGCTGCCATTGTCGTTAATTCCTTTCAAAAGTCGTGTTAGTTCTTCGGTATTGCGTGGCACTTGCCGTCTTTGTCGTTCACCGTCACGGCATCGCCAGGCTGTGGCTGATTGTCAAACACGCACGTGCCCACCACGCCGTCGCCGAAGTCCACTTTTCCATCGTCCATAACCGTTCCGTGCATCTTGTGCGAGCATGCGGCGAGGAGAAGAAGTAAGGCCAAAAGCGGTACGAGTTTCACTGATTTGCCTCCTGCGTTATAATCGTGCCCATGAAATGCTCTTGGTGTGGTATCGACCCCGAAGATTCTGCTAAGCGGTATGAAGGTCCGCATTTGACGTGGTGTGTTCATTACAGAGCACCCATCATTCGCCGCATCCCTGATCCGCCCCCGTACTCAGTGAGTGAGTTCATCGTCATGCCCGTCGAGAACATCACTCGCGAGGAAGCACTTAAGCGTTGGCCTGCGTCCGAGGAATCTATCAACAGAAAACGCTGATTTGCCTCCCGTGCTAAACTTGTGCGCATGAACGGCTACTACTGGGTATGCGCTATGTGCGGTAAACCCGACGATCTCTGGTATATCGTCACGCAGCGAACAACGTGTAATCTCCCGCTGGAAATGGGCGACATCATCTGCAAAACATGCTCCGAAACTTTGCCGAAGTCCGCGCAAGACGTTCTTCATTGGAGTTCTACCGCTAAAAGACTCGCATACCTCAACAGTCTATTGCCGGGTGACATTTTCACTATGGATTCAGTAAACCTCATCAATCCTGCCCCGCCTCTGGCTGATTCTGCTCAGCCATCGTCTGCTGATGCACCTGATCCGAAGCCTGACTCTGAGCCGCTGTAGCCGCTTGCTGTGCCTGCTGACTGGAAGCAATCGCTGCATTCTTGTCGGCCATCGCGTGCTCATGCTCCTGCTGGTCCTTCTGCAATCCAAGTTCGTGCGCTGCGCCCATTGCCTGCTCAATCCGCGAAGCATCTTGCTCCGCAATCTGATCGGTAGAGCGTGACTGCTTCTGCATCTCCGCGACGATGATCTTGGCCCAGAGTTGCATGTTCTGCACGGTAATCTCTTGGTTATGAGCCGCCGCATCCGCAGCGCCCTTTGCCTCAATCTCCATGCCCTTGATTTGCAGTTTGGTATCGGCTTCCAGTTGGCGTTTCGCCCGATCTTGATGCAGTGCTGCATTCTCCGTCTGCAACTGCTGCAGTTGAGCCTGAAGTTGTTGCAACTGCTGCTGCGCCTGTGCCGGATCGCCCTGCGGCGGCTGGAGAATCTTTACCATCTGCTCACCAATCGGCCCTAACTGCTTGGCTTCGATTGAGAGCGCCAAAAGTGCATCTTTCTTCGCTGGATCTTCCTGCAACCCCGCCAATTCCTGAATCAGCGTCTCTAGGAAATCACTAGCAGCCTCACGCTGCGAATCTTCCGTCTGCTCCACGCCAATCGTTACATCGTACTCGCCCTGCGTGATATCGTGGTGCTTCTGATTGCCCTGATCGTCCTGATAAGGCTTATTCACCCAGATCAGTTTGTCTTTATTGTCCTTCGTGCGCACCATGACCTGACGCGGGCCTGCGTCTACTTTCTTGATGAGATCAATGCAGATGCGCCCTATCCCGCCCAGGAAGCGGTGATTGTAGTTGTCAATGAAGTGGAATGCACCCTGATCGGACTGTGTGTCTAGTTGCTTGATGGCTACCCCTGACTTGGCGTTCGTATCGTCCTTGCCGACTGAGGTGTTGTACATGCCTACAGCGCTTTGGATTGCGCGCAGGAAGGATTCAACGCCAATCATGAGGTTTTGCAGCGGCGGGTCAAATGGCTCACGGATAGGCGGATTGGCTGACCATGTGCCATCGGGCTTTTGCACAGCCTTGAACTGAAGATATGCTTTAGGAATGTGATGGGCTTCCTGCCAATCCTGCTCATGCCCATCCAAAGAACCTTCCTCCACGACGTATGTGGTGCGCGGAACCATTCCCACAGCTTCCAGAGCGCACGTCATGAAGTAGTTGTAAGCCTGCTGCGGTTCACGTGCATTCCGAATCAGCGACATCAGAACCTTAGTCGAGCGCCCTGACTGTGAACTGTAAACTTCCTTCCCAAACAGCGGCACGATCGGAATCCACTTGCCAATCCACTCATTGCGCTCCAGAATCTCCACGCCATTTGTGATGTACTGCAAGACCTGCGAGACGGTGGTATTGCGCTGCGTCTTAAGCGGCACGCGCATCTCGTCATGGCCTTCAACTGCGGGATAGATCACCAGATCGCCGTCTAACTTGCCGCCGCGCGCCTCCAGTTTGGACTTCAGTTCCGTACGCTCTTGGCCATCCCCTAAGTCCATCACATACAACTCATCCTTCGTTTTCTTAACCTTCCAGTACTCCGCGACCTGAACATGCTTGTCCTTGATCCAGAGCGGATAATCATAGGAAAGTTTGCCGTCGAAGTCCGTCATCTTGGCGTCAGGCCAACGCCGCTTGAATGCCTTGCGGCTGAAGGTTTCAATCACGAAGCAGAAGTCTGCATCTGAGCAATCAATTTCCTTGCACGATGGATCAAATAGAATCGAGTTCGGATTGGGTACGCGCTGGATGATGATTTCCTGATCCGTGCTTGTATCCGATTTGTAACGGAGCGTAACGCGGGCATACGCATAACTGCGCTGGCAAGCATTCTCCATTGCCGTCAGGTAGGCCGCCTGCGCGTCCGAGCGGTACTGAATAGCTCGTAGGCGATTCTCCAGCACCTCGGCCACATCGGCCGTCGCCCCATAGCCTGCGGGAGAAATCTTGATCTGCCTCGGATGCTGCCTGACTTCGTTAATCACAAGATTTGTGTACTGATTGAGTTGGTCGCAGGAAATCATCGGCCGCTCTGAGCCTGACTTCTTGCGCAGGGCCTTCTCAGCCTCGGGCCAGCCATCATTGAGGATGAACTGTATGTCCCTATCGCCTTCGTCCATGGAAGGCTTGAACATCTCAAGGGCTGATTCATAATTTTCCCGGAGTTCTTCGAGCAGGTCATCATCTTCCCCGCTCTCGGTATCAAGGTGCTCATCGTCGTTGTCAGCCACGGTCGATATATCCTAGCGACAATCGCCTTCTAACAACGCTGGCGCCAGCCGATCAGCCATCGCCCAATGTTTCCAGTTCCACCACGGGTAGAGTGCGCGGCGAATCTGACGCTTGTATCCGCGAGTTCTCCAGTAGTGCTCGTCATAGCCCCGCATCAGCGAGTTCGCAAACCATGTCATCATGAACTCACGGTCTATGACGATCTCCGGATGCTCGCGCAAGGTTTCCATGAAGTATGCTGCCCATTCTTGTGCGTCAAATGAGTGATGGATGGCGAATGATGTGCCCAGTTTTATGCGCTGGTGCCAGCGGTTAGGGCAGTCCAGAGGCATCCACTCCATCGAACTGTTGCAGGTCGGGCAATTGTTCTCGAAATCTACCTTCTGATTTTCCATGTCCCCTCCTTAGCGGTCGCGCCAGTTCATGCCGGAAGTGTGCGTTACGATCTTGGAACCTTTGCGCTTACGAGCTACTACGGCGTTAGCCTCTCTGATCGCACGCCCTTCATCGCCAGTCGACGCCAGCACAGCGTTAGCCACATGACTCCACTGACGACGCTTCTTTGGGCTGGATGCCTTGCGCGTCTTGCCCGAGGCGTCGCTAGCTTGCCACGGCATCGGTGCGGCCTCTCTTATTCAGCAGGTGAATTTGAGAAATCATCTCTTCGCGTTCCTCTAGTACCGATTGACCAGTCCCTTTTCGCCCTACGCGACGTTTCGTAGATTGGTACGTAATGACTAATTCGGCCTGCCCCTGCTTAGCTACAAGGTATGGAAGTACAGTTTGGAGCAGCAACGTAGCGCTTACTGAATGCAATGCCACAACAAATGCTTGTTTCCATGAAGGCTTGCTCCGGGGAACATTCCGTCGTTTGGCATGAAGTTTATCTTCCAACCATGAGATCATCGCACGATTGCAGTTGTAGATTGATACTCTGACTTCTGATCGCCGCTTGCCGGTCGTTTTCCATTTCACTATCGAAATACTTCCCTCACCGTCAATTAGTCCTGCGATATAGGCTCGTTCTGTAGCGGATAAGTGAGAGAATGTCTTTAGCTTCCAACTGTTAGACATTGTTCGCCTTTTTCGTATGTCGCGTGGCATCGGACGGTCCCCAAGGGGTCACTGAGCACTCCTGAGCATCCGCAATGCTGCCATGTGCCTACCAGCCTCAGAGATGCACCATTCCTCATGGAACATCCACAATTTGCAGCACCAGCACTGGCCATGCAGGACAGGGCGATTGGCTTGGTTGATTACCGCGTCAATGCCTTGTGTGCGCAATGTGGTAACGGCGTCGCTCATGTCCTTGCCTTGAAGCGCTCGCACCACCCGGCCCAGTCTATGTTCTTCACAGTTTCACACCTCGGCGGAGAACCGAAGATGAAATGCTTGCAGCGTGAGCAACGCTCGCTCTCCTCATTCGTGACTGCAACATAATGCACGGCATTGTGCGAAGACTTCTTGCTCGCGGGCAGTTCGTTAGACTCAGCCACACCTACGCTTCCACCTCTTCGCCTTCCGCTGGCTCTGCCTCAGCTTTGACTTCCTTCTCGCCGCTGATGACTTCGTGGGGGATTGAAAGGTGCTTGGCAAGATGATGCATCAATCCACCCTCTTGCACCTGCTCTGGCTCAGCCTGTGCTGGGAAGATATGCGGCCCTTCAGGGGGATGCTCATACTCTGCCGTGTGGTGGTGGTAAGCCGTATGCCCACCATTCTCCGCCTCAGCCACGCGGATATGATCCAGTTCCTTTGCAGGCTTCTTCGGCATCTTTGCCATCGAACTCTCGCGTGCATTCATTCCGCTTGCCATGCTCAGCCTCGATTCTGCTTAGTGGAATTTATGGGCTGCGAAATGCTCTCTAACCTAATCAGCATCTCCCCCGCAGCCCATTTCGCTGTTCGCGGGAACGCGCAGCGCTTGTGGGAGAACTCATTACACCGTTCCTGACAGGACATCGGTGAACGTAGCTGCCGTCGGCGTGAGATTCACAATGTATTGGCGCGTCGTGTTCTGCGCAACTGTCGCCGTTCCGGTGATTGTTACGCCCGTTCCGCCTACCAGAGTAAGCGTACCTGCGCCCGTCTGCGCAATCGTGAGCGTGTACTGCAAGCCGTTCGTTGAGATTGCAGGATCATTGATAGCCGTCCCAAATTGATTGACCGCATCCTGCCATAACTGCGCAGCCGTCCTAGTCGTTTGGTTACCTGGCGTGGTTGCCGCCGATTGCAGAAACACATCCAAAGCGCCAGTTAGGACATTGGCAGGGATAGTGCCGGTGGTAACGCCAGCCGCGAAGGTTGAGAAGTATGTGCCGACGAGTGCAAGGATTTGCGCGAGCGTGGCGGCTGTGAATGCCCCAAAGTTCTTTACCGGACCTGTTGGATTGATTGCCATAAATTATCCTTTGCCAAGTTTGGCTTTAGCTTTGCGACGTACCGTTGCCGCTTGTGATTCCGAGATGTTGCCAGCCTTCAGAGATCGTCCAACCAATCTTTCCGCTGCAATGGCGTGCGACCTATCCGGCAGAGGAAATTTTCGCCCCGGTAAAGCGAATACCGAAGTGCTGAGGTTGTTGCGCGCCTCCGTGCTCAGTTTCGCCATTACCAGCCCCCCTGCATCGCCTGCGCGAAGTTGTTAGCAGCCTGCATTTGCTGAGGCCTTGGTGGTTGGCCGCCCCATATCGGAGGCTGCATTGGCTGGTATGGCGCGACAGGGCCAATCGGCTGCCTCTGTATGGGCGGTAATTGCACAGGGGTATATCCGGGAGGGTTAGCGCCGAATCCGGGCTGTGGAGCGCCCTGTGGCGGGCCTACGTACTGCGGAGGATTGCCACCTTGTACAGGCTGAGGGGGTTGTGCAGGTTGCGTGGGCATTGGCTGGTAACGCGGAGGCTGCCCACCGAATCCTGGCCGCACTACCGAGGCTAAAGCGTTTGGGCTCGTCATGCTAACTCCATGCTGTGTACTTGCCGCTGGAAACTACAGGCTTCGGCTTCTGCGCAACGGAATCCTTGATACTCACGCCCAGATACCTGAATGCGTCAGCAGGGTGAGAGGCCCAGTCATGCCGAGGTTCTTTCTTGAAAGTCATTAGATCTTCGTCGAAGTCATAGCGATAGTGCCGAAGCGCCTGAATGCCATCCGCACAGTGCTCAGCATCGAAATAGCAGCGGTTGAAGATAGTTCGCACTGCCGCGATGCCGTCCATCACACCTAACTGACGAACAATGTTCACCTTGCGCCCAGCAGCAATCATGATCTGCTGTACGCTCCTGCCCCCTGCGGCCAGCGTCTTAGCGCGTGCGTCGTGGGGCAGATAATCGTTCCCGTATAGGTAGGGCTTTTTGTGCAGCTCCTTGAGGTAGAAGCTTAAGTCCTTAAGGCAGTCCGACATGAAGTCGATGATGTGAAACTCGAAGCCTATAGACTGGGCAAACCAAATTGCCACATTATCGCCAAAGCCAAGGTCCCAGAAAGTATCAACGGGCTTCATGGCGTCATAAGGCACGCGACAGATACGCCCTTCCTTCTCGGTTAAGATCAACTCAGAGCGGTAGATAGCTCCCTCCACCGTCTGCTTGCACAAGCCCTCATAAACATGATCACAGTCCTCTGGACTCTTACTGCGTAACTCCTCCATCTCCTTCCGCAATACTTCAGGGAACCAAGGATTGTCGCGCCAGTTCACCTTGACTACATCTGCCTCTTTGGGAGGCGAGAGCACGAAGCGCTTGTAAGTCTCGTCCGACTCGAGATCGGGATTGAAGCTCACCCAAATCTCAGAACCATCCTTGCGGATCGTGGGAATGAGTATCTCCCATGAGTGTTTGCTGACGATCTGCGCTTCCTCCACCCAGCAGATGTCACAGCCCTCATACGACTTGATATCGCCGACCGATGATTGCCGAATGCCGGCGAATGTAAACTCTGTGCCGTTTGCCCCTACGATGTTCGTCTTGGTGATTGAGTAGAAGTACTGGAGTTGCAGGGCTTCGATCTGATCGCACAGCAGCTTGTACACCGAGTCCGCTATGGACTTCTGCGTCTCGCGTGCGCAGAGAATGCGCAATGGACGTTGCGC